ATTCTTGACCTGTTACTAAATTACCTTCTTGTTGAAGTCTATCTGCATCGATAGGTATATCTCTCATTATTCTGTATTGAGAGTTTAAAATTATATTTTCTAAAATAGCAGTTGTTAAAACATTTGAGTCTGTTTCAGTATAATTTCTTATTTGTGTAACCAAATCTGAGTAACTTAAACCAGCCATTATTTATTATCTCCTTGATGTTTTAAACGTATCTTTTTTTGTTTTGCAGTTTCTTCATACATCTCAAGATGAGGATCTTGTTTTTCTGGTACAAATATATTTTTTATCCAATTCCAAATTTTGTTTATCATGCTTCTATTGTTACAGGCCCAACGGAACAACCGTAGCCTCCTCCTTTTATTTCACCAGTTGTAGCAGTATCTGTATCAACTGTAAAATAAAAATAATTAGATGTAGCATAATCTGTTGTTATGGCTGCATCATTTTTATATAAACCTGTTGTAATTGTATAACCCGCTGACTTTGCTATATTAGCACCTGTAATACCATCAAAACTTTCTGGATTTGAATATGTAAATGAACTTCCTGCAGATGTAGTTGGTGGTCCTCTAAATCTGTAAGTTGTTCCACTAGTTAAACCGTGTCCAGGTGAAAATACATTTATAATACGAGATCCTGCTTCATATGTTTCAAAACCATTATCTACTATTCTTACAGTTGTAGCAGGTTCTGTTCTATCAGGTCTAACATTTAATAGTGCAACACCATCTCCACCTGTTGGTTTTGGTTCTAATTGTGGTTGCTTTGGTTCAAACTCTGTATAATGAACAAATGAACCATTCCATTCTCTAACCATTTCTCTGTATGGAAATTCAAGTCCTGATCTATCTGAAATAGCTTTTGAATGTTTTCCTACTGCATATTTAGACATTATGTTCCTGGGTAATAAGCTTTTGGTGTAATGTATGTACTAGAAGCAGAACCATCTTCAGCTAATGCTCTAGATAATTCGTCTTCATAATATAATTTCATTTGTTGAACTAATTGTGGTTGGTATTTTTGTGCAAGATAAAAAGCTAAACCAGAAGTCATACAAGGAACAAATCTAAAAGGTATATCTGTTGCATTTGTATAGTCTCCAACATCTTGTATTCTTTTGATATAATAAAAATGCATATCTTTAGATGCATTAGTTGAATCTGGTGTCGGATATATACTAATACTGACATGATCAATAAATCTTTGAACCCAATATTGATTAGGTGTTCCTTGTGAAAGTTTATTTGAAAAACCTGCATAAGTAGATCTATCTACTTTAGTCATAGGACTATCTGATTGAGTTGTTTGAGTTCTATTATTTCTTAATTGTGCTTCAAGGACATCGGATATTCCATACACACCATTTGGTGTAGAGGTTGCACTTGTGCCATCTCCACTTGCTCTATAAAATTTATATTCAGCTTGTCCTTGAATTAAATCAAGATTTAATTCTCCTATTTCCCAATAGTGAATACCTCTATTACCCCATTCTTGAAATAGAATATTAAGAGATCTTCTGGCTGACTTCATTTGATAGCCAGCCACAGAATTTAATCCGATACGTTCAAAAGATTCTTCTATAATTTCATCAATAGAAAAAGTTTTATCGAACGTTGTAGTTCCTGAAGTGGTATTAGCCATTTAAACTCCTACGTTTCGTAGACTTTAATCCATTCACAAACAACTGTTGCAGAGTCTCCTGATGTACAAGCTGGTAAAGTAAGATTTACATCTCCTGTGTAACTACTAGCTTTATTGTTTTTTAAACCACCAAATGAAGAATAATCATATTCCATTTCTCCATTTAAAGTTTGAAATACAACATCAGATCCACCCCATACCATTCTAATTGCATCTACTGCTGCTGTTACAGAAACGTTAAAACTAACTTTATTAAGTCTTACTGTTTTGCAAGTTTTACCATTGTTTGTTGCTAGTGCAGAAACATCAACTATTGTAGTTGTGCTACCTGATGCATCTGAAACCACATTGTAGTGAGTGATTAGTTTTTTGTCTCCGTCAAATACAGTTGTATTTAATACTGTGTCTGCCATGTTTTGTCCTCCTTTTCAAAAGCGCCTGCATTACCAGGCGCTCCGAGTTTATTTATTAATATTAACTATCCGCGTACGGTGTTACTATCGTACCTGATCCAAGCAATAAAGAATTGTGAACCAAGTATGTAGCTGTATCAATCGCTGTGAAAGATACAACACTACCAACGATACCACCTTTTGTAGAACCGTTCATAGTTATAACATCATTAGTTGCACCTGGAATGAAAGCTTTTTTAGAACCATCATCTACAGCCACCATGATACCACCTTTAAATTTGTCAGTACCATCTGTTTTGATGTCCATATCAGTTGCAGCAGTTTCCACATAAAAATGAAAAGTTGCGCCAATGTTGTTTAAGTTGTTAAAGTCAGTATCACCTGCAGTAGCACCATTACTATTTACATTGATACTTGGTAAAGTAAATTTACCATCAGCATCATTTGTAAGTAAGATCTTACCTGCGTGTGTAGCAACTGTTAATGTTGTGTCAGCTGTTAAGCTAACAGTCATACCAGGACCTGTATTTACAAAGCCATTTTTAGAAATGACCGGTCCTGAAAACGTAGTGTTTGCCATGTTATTATCCTCCTAGTTATTTGAATATCGTCTCTAGGCCGTCGACTATACGCGTCGATATTCAATTTATGTATAGTGATAAAAGTATATACTAGTTTTTAGTAGAGTGCAAGAGAGCCTGTAGTGTGGAGTGGATTTATTCCAACGATGTAGCTTTTATACTAAGAAGCCACTGAAACTTCTGGAGCAGAACTTTCTATGTTGTTCTGTATGTGAGCCATTCTAGCTTCTTCAAGCTTAATGTCTGTGATGATCTGTTTGACTTTATCGTCAATTCTAACCATCTCAAGAGTATATCTATCATTAGACAGATGCTCCTGTTCCCACTTCAACTCCAAGGACCTTTTTTGTTTGTATAGGTCTTGTATCATCTATAACCTCCTCATAGGTTATTCTATTAACCTTGTTATCATAAGATATTCCAAGGTTTTCCCAAACTATACTGTTTTCTCCAAGTTTGTCAAGGATAGATTGTTCAAGGTCAGCTGGGGAATCTTTTGATTCTACGTTAAATTTAGCGTGATGATTATACGCCCAAATGTTTATTGTAAATTTTTTCATGGTTTTTCTTTCTATTTTATGATTGTGGCGGAACTGTGTCCCGCCACAAAAAAGTATTAATTACGCACCTTCAACGCCGAAGATACCTCTAGGGTCTGATACGCCGAAGCTGTATCTTTCTCTAGCTTTGTATCTAACGTTTCCAGTATCAAAGTCGCCTTCCATTGCAGTTGTCAATGGAGCTCTATTGAACATTTTCATACCGTTAGGTACATCTGTAATGATATAGAACGCATCTGTATCTGTTAGGTAGTTGTTCACTCTATAACCTTGAGGAATCATACCCATAGATACGATAGCATTGATATCGTTATCAGCTGTTCCAGTTCTACCTTGAGACTTCATAAGTCTCTCAGCTGTGAATTGAAGCTCAGAAGGAATTATCATTTTAACTCCTCTTGCAGCAATTCTTAGACCTCTTTCGTCAGTCATTTGACCGATGTCGATCAATGATTGTTCTAACGAAGTTTCGTTAAGGTCTGCCTGAGTAGTAAGAGTATTTTGAAAACTTCCTGCTACTGTAGGGTGCGAGACACCAAATAAAGACTCGCCGTCACCTGATTTAAATGTATCTACACCTGGTAGACCATTTATCAAAGGTTCAACAGCTTTTACTTGTTTAGCGTTACTCATAGATCTAGCTAAAGCTTTTGTATATCTAGACGCAAGTCTATCATACAAGTTGTCCTCAATCGCTTCTTCAGTGATTGCGAACGCTAAAGCTACAGTCTCATGAGTGTATCTAGCTGTGAAAGTTTCTTGTGCTTCATCAAATGATACACCTGAACCTTCACCTTTTACTTGTGCGTTTGCGAAACCAGATAACATAACTTCTTCTTCAAAAGCTCTGTCAGATGATTCCTCGTTATAAATTTCAGCATGCTGATTTTCATAACGTTTGTATTCCAAGCCGAACAGTGCGTTCAAACCTGGCTCTAGTTCTTTGACTAGTTGTGATCGTGATATTGCCATTTTTGTTCTCCTATTCTAGCTTTACGATTGTAGCTCAATTAGATTAGCAACTACTACTACAGATCTGAAAGACGCATTTTCATCGTTTTCAGGATCCTCAGCAGATCGAAGTAATCTCCATGAAGCTGCATCTGCACTTGTATCTCCAATATCTAACGTAGCTGAAGATCTACCAGTAGTTGTACTACCAGCAGTTGTATTCATGTCATACGTTTCTAGATATCCAGATTGTGCTACAGCAGCATCTGTTGCTACTACATATTGTTGTTGTGGGTTATCGAATACAAAAGCATCGATATCTTCCGAGTTTGCAGGTGTTACTTGCACGTAATGATTCGCAAATGTAGGCTTTAAAGTTGTAGCCGCATTATAGAAGATTCCGTTTAGTACACCAAGAACTGGAGCATCAGTTGTCTGACCTCCAATTATGTAACCTGCACTAGAAGCAACTGCTTCACCACCATAAATAGTGGTAGCATAACCCGCATCGATTTTGTATTTGCCTTGACCAGAAGTCGCTGGCGTTGAGCCAAGAGTTCCTGCAGGGATCAAACCAAAACCTTGTGTGTTTCTATTTGCCATAGTTGTTTCTCCTTATGTA